AAGTAAAGACCAAGAAACAGGAACAAAAAACAATAACACCCTCTTTATTTACTGATGAAAATATTTAAGAAAATTCGCAAATGGCTTGATAACATCGGAGGCTATCGTATGACTACGGACTCGTTCACATAAAAGTATCCGGCTTACATTGTGGAAGTGCAAGGACTTTTTTCATGGCACACCATCAAGACCTTTATCAGTGACGATACTCAGTACGCAAAGATTTGTGCTACGGAACTTCTTGAAATGCTGAAAGAAGACATTGATTTGCTTAAAAAGTCCATCGGTAAACGCAAAGGATTGACCATGAAAGAGTCGAAGCAAATTCTAAGGATATTAAATAATTACAATAATGGAAATCAACGATTATCAGAAAGCCGCTCTTGCGACTGCCATATACCCCAATGATGGCACTGTCAGTTATCTCGCCCTTGCTATCAGTGGTGAAGCCGGGGAACTTGCTGATAAAGTCAAAAAAGTATTGCGTGATAAGGATGGCGTTTTCTCCGATGCCGATAAAAAGGCTTTGGCTTTGGAATTGGGCGATGTGATGTGGTATGTGGCAAACATGACAAAAGTCATAGGCTACCAGTTATCCGACATTGCACAGATGAACATAGACAAGATAGAAGGACGTGTGAAACGCGGAACACTTCACGGAGCCGGTGATAATCGTTAATCGACATGGCAGCGGATACCATATTTTCAATCACTCAGATAGAAGTGGCACTTGCGCAATACTTCGGTTATCGTGCAAATGTCATTGTGCCTAAAGTATCATGGGGTCTGCTTAATCACGAAGCCGACCTGTTGATTATGAATAAGACCGGCTATCTGACCGAGATAGAGATAAAAAGAAGCTGGGCAGATTTCCTTGCAGATTTCAGGAAGAAACATACTCATGATGATTCAAAGGTTTCTTGGCTCTATTATGCCGTACCTAAATCCATAGTAGATAAATGCAAGGCTAAACTTGAAGAAGTTGACCCTAATAAGAAATGGGGATTGATAGAATATGGTGGTGACTGTTATGGCGAATGTTGGCCTAACACTATATATCTGCCATCAAATTCAACCCGTCATAATCCGGCAAAGAAACTCTCGTTGGAGGAACAATTCAAACTCGCAAGATTGGGCGCGATGCGCACATGGTCAATCAAAGAAAAAATCATAAGCAATGGAAAATAAACCAACCATCATAGTTAAGAAACATACCGGTGTGGAGCTTGTGCAACTGGCTGCAAGTTTCACATCCGGACACGAAAGCAAGATTACCCTTAAACGGGCATACAAAACTGAACACTCCATCATCAGGACACAAATCTTCTCGGTGGAATGTTATCAAATCCCCCTTTTCGTAAGCACCCATTTCATCCGTCATCATGTCGGTTCACAACCTTATCAGTTGACTTGCCGCATAGACCGTCCGGGTGGTGGCAATCCCCATCTGAAAGAACGTATCGCAGAAGTCAATGCCTTGCTTGCTCAGGGTAAGATTGAGGAGGCTTGTGACATTCTTGATTGGCTTGCGGAAAACTCCGACCGCTATACGAAAGTCAATCTTCTGCTTATCGCCAATGCTCAAGCCTTTATCGATATGGCGAAATTGCGTCTTTGCACAACGGCATCACCTGAAACAAGGGAACTTTTCGGTCTTATCAAAGCAAAAATCGCAGAAGTTGACCCGGACTTAGCTCCTTACCTTGTGAGGAAATGCGTATATCGTGGCGGTATCTGCTGCGAACTGAAATGTTGTGGCTATAACAAGACTGAAATGTTTCAGAAAGAACTCGCCCAATACAAACTTCTTTTCATCAATTAAGATATGGACGATGACGGAATACGCTATATTCAGTTTCAGGACGAAGAATCCCGGCTACGTTATCTTTTAGACAAGTATAAGAAACATGATAAGAAACGCAACAACTATATCGCCCATCTGACACGTCAGAATGAGCAACTATTGGATAAGACTAAGCGTCTTGAGGCTCTTACGGAACGTCAGCATGAAGAGATTGACGAACTGATGGATGCCTACAATGGTGCGAAGCCACTGATAGCAGATAAGGCTCACCGTGCATACGTCTATGAACTTATCAAAAGGTCTAAAGAATCCACAAAGAATAAACGTGCAGTGGATAAGTTGACCGCAGAGAATAGCCACTTATCCGAAGAGAATAAGGAACTTAAAGAAAAGATAAAAGCACTTGAAACAATAATTAAAAATCTTCATAATGGAAAACAATAGCAATCCTAAAGTCATAGATTTCAGCAATGACTTTGCGCCTGTCGTTGGCAGCACTTCCTCAAATGTTCAGGAATTTAAAGATACTGTCAGCAAAATGACCGACATATTTATCGCCAAAAACCATGACTATGGCGATTCCTTTTCTGAATCGGTGCAGGAACTTGGCCCGGTTGCCGGCTTATCAGTGATAATGCACAAATTCAACCGGCTCAAGAACATCATCAAAGGCACTCATCCATTGGTAGAGGGTGAATCTATGGAAGATACACTCCTTGATATGGCGAACTATTGCATCATGTTAAAGATAGAACTTGCAAAACGTGGATAGTATGAATCTGAAAGGTTTCAAAATCTATCTATGTGCAATGGTGTGTGGCATTATCCAGATGTCGGCTGATGCAATCCGGGCTGCCTATGAATGTAGATTCTTTCTGATGATATATCATACGGCATTTCTAATCTTTATGATTTGTCTTTTCAGGTGGGCATATAGAAACCACAAACGTAAATGTAAGGGTAATGGAACACAAGCCGGGTCAAATAAATAATTTGCTTGAAGTTTTCGCGGAAACTGAAAACAGAAGAGCAAATCAGGTAAAGAATGGTCTTGCTGAAAAGGATACGATGATTTCAATACGAAATGAAGTCAGTAGGAAAGATATTTATAATATTCAATGTATGTATAATCGACTGGGGCATCCTAATGTATCCGAAACGCTGAAACATTTTAAAATTACGACCGCTGAAATATTTGTCTTCAATGAAGAGTTAAAAGAGATGGTTCAGAAAATGGTAGTTGAAATGATAAGGCAAGGTTTGATTATTCTTGATGTGGAAAACAGTAAATATACTCCCAAGTGCCAACTGACACTAAGGGCAATGACGATGAATCCCAAATCATCGGTCAAACGATTACACATACATTAAGAAACGTGCTGATGAATGATAAAAGGGCGATTGGATAAAACCGACCGCCCCTTTATTATCTCTGAATGACAAGCCTATTCAGAACGATTGTTCGGATTCGGCTCTTCAAACTTCAGCATCATGTGGCAGAATGTACGCTGTGCGTTCATTCCATAGTCAGTGCCTTTACTCCGGTATATCAGATTATAGACGTTGGTATTGACCTGCGGCACCTCCAATTTTATGTTGCCCTTATACATCAAGGCAAGAAAGCCATTTTTCTTTGTAAGGAAATCCGCCGGGGAACTGCCGGTTATCGTGAAATCCAAAAGAACTTCGCGGGACGCAAATTTTGGATTCTTATCAACGATGACCCTCTTTCCATGTTCAAGACGTGACTCATTCTGAATGTTCTCTTTAAGGCTTAATGGCTCGGTAAGCGCATCCAGAAAGCCATCACCCATTCTTACACCAAAAAAGTCATAGACTGGGTATTTATTGATTTTAAGTTCCGGTATCTTATCCATAATTATAGATTTTTAGCGTATTTCTTGATTTCGGCAACGTCCGCTTGCATCGACATAATCGGCTTCACGATTGCCCCGGTGTTTTCACTGATGGTCTGCAATTCAATGTAGATTCTGGCAAGCTGACGCTCGATGTTATCCTGATGCACGTTGAAACGGCTGTATTCCATTGCTATCTGGATAAGTTCATCGGTAAGGTCTGCGAGGGTCAGCACGGATACGGATTCAGATGCCTTTATGGATTCGACGGCTTCCTGCATAGCGGTCATCCTGCCAACTATTGCCAGACCGGTATCTTCCGACAAGGTGTTAACTCCATATTTCGATGCTTCCTGCGAGTATCCGCTGCCGGTATCCCAGCCCATAGCTTTTTTAAGACTATCGCGGTCAGCAATGGCACTGTTGACGATGCTGTCCCATTCCTGTTTCAGTTTGGCTTGCTCTGCCTCGGTCAGACCATTGTCATCGTTCATGGCATCGGAAAATCCGTTATACCAATCTTTCAGCATCTGATTGTACTTGGAGTTCATGAGGCTGTTGATAACGGCCTGCTGCATCATCTTTTCCCAGTTGCTTGCGAAATCCTTAGAATCGGACTCCATATCAAGCAATAGGGATTTGAAGTCATCCTTGACGCTATCAAACGACACATCGGTCAGCGACTCCCTGAAAGAATTTTCAAGCTCTTCCAGTTCCTTATAGTATTCGATGTATTCATCCATGAACTGTGCGGCATCCTTATAGCCGTCATCCGCAAGACCCTTGATTTTGACATAGAGGTCAGGTGCGCTCTGTGCAATCTTAGCCATCTGTTCCGAAGTAAGATTCCAGAACTCTCCGGCACTTGATATGGTCTTCCCGACAATCTGAGAAATACGCGACCAGTCAGAACCGCTCATCCCCTTATTGATTTTATGGTTGGAAGACTTACTGCCACCAATGCCCAAGAATCCGTTTGAATAGGCAGCCCCGGCGCGTGACATCATTTCCTGAGTATTCTTCATTGACTGCTCGATGTCGGCTTTCTGTTGCTTATACAAGTCGCCCATGTCAGCCGTAGCCGCTTCTTTCATCTCAGTGGCAAGATTATCTACCGCTTTGCGGAGTGCTTCATTAGTGAGGGTCAGGCGTTCAATATCCTTTTCAAGATTCTTATCGCTTTCACCATTGCCAATCCAATCAAAAAGACCGCCCATAGTGAAGATGGATTTGAATATTCCGAGGATACCTTTGTAGAGGCTTTCACCAATCTGCTTGAAGATTTCACCGGATAAGATATTGTCGATGATTCCACTTATGGATCCAAAGATGGAATCAAGAATAGAAGATATAAGCGTACCCACGCCATCCTTGAGAATGTCAAGGATTTTCAGAACTGCGGATATAATCTGACCGATTAGACCCGCTTTGCTTAGACCCTCGGTAAGTTCAGCCGGCAATTCCTTTGCTAAGGCTGCCCCGGCTTCTGCCATACCATCATTCAGTTCTTTCGTATCTTTCCCAATATCTTTAAGAGCTTTCAGACCATCGATGCCGCCTTTCAGTTCATCAAATGCACCCCAAAGTTCAGCCAACTGCGAAAGTCCGGCACCGCTTAGGAACGTGTATATCTCGCTTACCGGCTGCATCACGTTCTTTGCTGTCATAGACAATAACGTGCCACTGCTTTGAACCTGATTCTGCGCCTCCTGCATAGACTGATTGTTAGCCACTACGGTTGAAGAATAGTTCTCAAGAGCCAACTGCGCGGCTTCGACCGCCTCAGTGTATTCCTTCATCTGTTCCGGTGTGGTATCAGCATTGGTTCTGGCTCTTTCAAGATTGGCATCTGCCGTATTCTTGGCTTCGGTCAACTTGGCAAGTTCCGCGCTTACCAGTGCATCGTTTTCAGTGGCGACACGCAATTCATTCAGTGCGTTCTGATAGTCTGCAAGGGCAGATGAAAGGTCTTTCCATGAATCCGTAGTACCAAGCTGGGAACGAATCTTATCCATCGCATTGATGACCGTCTGCTGATTGTCAGCCCCGGATTTTCTGAAAGCATCGGATTTGACGTATTCCTGCAACTGCTTGTATAAGGGTTCAAGCTGACCTCGCATAATTACACCGACATTATCAAAGACCGAATACCAATCAATCTGACTGGTCATAGCCTTTGATTCAAGGGCGCGAAGTTCCGTATCGCGCTGAGCCATCAGAGTCAATTCTTCACCCTTATTCTGCGCCTTACGAATCTTCTCAGCGTATTCTTCGGCTATGGCAAGTTTCTTCTGCTGGAATGTTCCGTATTCCTTTAGATAGTCGCGCATAGCCGTCATGTCGGTCTGATGTACTTTCTGCAATTCAGAAGTCTCATTGTTGGCGATAAGAGAAAGCTGGGTATCATAACCGATGTTGCTACGGGCCTGTTCCTGATACTGCTTACGCATCTCTGCAAGCTGTTTATCCGTGAACTGTTCATAATACTGATACTCCTTTCGGTTCTTACCACCTTTCATCCAATCCTGCATAGCATTTTTTTCAAGGATGGATGCTTCCTTTTTCAATTCTGCCTCAAGAGCCTGACGCTTCTTTTCATAAGTGAATTTGATGGTGGCGATTTCCTTTTCGGAATTATCCTCCATCTGCGCAATCTCAAGTTCACGCTGACGATTCTTTTCAGCCTGTAACAATTCATTGGTACGCTTCTCTTCCTCAAGCCGTGCCTTGCGAAGTTCGTAGGCTCTTTGCTTGGGGTCATCCTTGCCGCTGCTCTTATCCTTTTTGGTCTTATCCCTCTTATCAAGGGCTTTCAACTGCTTTTCGTAATACTTGTAAAGTTCACTACTTTGGTCAACCTTTTGCATCTGTGCATTGATGGACTTGCGGATATTGGCAAATTCCTCGGTTGTCTTGGCAGTCTTTATCTGGTTTTCAAGAGCATCCTTAATGGCTTTCATCGCCCCGGTCTGATTGTTCTTATTGGCGTTGTAAGCACCAACCCGGAGGTCATTCTTCAACTGCTGATACAGGCGTTTGTCAACATCGGACATCTTTGATTCATTCAAGGATGTGCCATATCGGTCTATGAACTGCTGGAGAATTGCCGACTGTTCGGAATTAAGTTTGTACTTATTGCCCTCAAATGAGAAGTTACTACGCAGACGCGCATTGCGGACTATCTGATTGTATAGAGCCACATCCTCCTTTGACATCTGCTTTGTGTCAAGTTTCCCATTCTTGCCATACTTAGACATCAGTGACTGGAGCTGTTCTCTTTCAGCCCCGGACGTATTCAGAACCTGACCACCAACCTCTTTCAATGAAATCTTGATATTGTCAAGTTTGGAAAGGGCTATATCAAGATATTTCGTGTCGATATAAGGAGTGGCAGTAGTATTGTCTATGTCCTTGATTTTATCCTCAGCCTTTTCTCCTTTCTGAGCGGTTTCATCAAGTGCGGAATTATCAGTCTTTGGAGATGCTGACGAATTATCGACATCACCAATCTTTTCTTCCGCTTTCTGCGCCGTTTCTATCAGGGAATGAATGTTGATGGGGTCAGAAAGTGGCTTAACCGGGGTCTTGTTTATATCATCCACGGCATTTGAAACCTTTGTCAACTCCTCGGTCAGTTTCTTGGAATCAAATGTGGAATAGTCAACCGGTGGCGCGGCATCCTTTGTACGTTCAAGTTCATCATTGACCGCCTTAGCATTAGCCTGCGTCTGCTTGATGAAGTTGTCGGCAGTAGTAATCTGCTTGGTCAGTTCCCCAACCAACTTTGACGTATCCTTAATGTCAAGGATATAATCTTCTGCCATGCCCATTGCCTTTGCATAGTTTTTCGCTTCCTCATTGGCAGTCTTGGCGATATTGTTCTGCAAAGATGCAATACGCTTATGCAGTTCAGCCATCCGGGAGGCATCTGCATATTCCCCTTTTGACGATTCGGTTGCATATTCCCTTTGAAGCTGCTCAAGCTCGTTGATAAGGGGTAGTAACTCGGCTTTCTTCCTATCGACGGTATCAGCTATGATTCTGGCGAAACGGTCTGCATTGTCCTTTGCATCTTTTTTGCTTTCATCAGCGATGCTTTCAGCCATATTCTTGACGAAATCATCACTATTCTTCTTCTTGTCTTCCTCATACGAGGCGATGCGGTTTGCTATCTGCCGGGCTTCACCCTCTTTTTCTATCAGGGCGATAAGTTGTGCGCGTTTTTCATTAAGCTGGTCAAGAGTATCCTTTTCAGAATCTATCTGTATGCCGTAATCTTTAGCAATCTTGGTCAACTCTTCAAGAGAATCCTTATAAACCTTGCTTTCCTTGTTTACGGAATCAAGAACTGAATACAATGTGTTGACATTGCTTTTTGTCTTGGTGGCGGCTTCACCGAAACGCTCCATTTCCGATGTAGCCTCTTCCGTTTCATTCTTGAATGTCATAAACAGACCGATGACAGTAGTCAGGGCAGTGATGATTAAGCCTATGGGATTTGTCGCAAAGGCAACTTTCAGGGATTGCCATGCTTTCGTACAGGTGTTAATCGCGGTCGTATAGGCATACTGAGCCACGGTCGCAATCTTGTTTCCTGCCGTGGATAAAGCCGTAGCGATGCGCCCCCTGCCGGTAGCAACAGTATTGGTGTTCTGGGCAGCGGTGTTTGCATTTGTGGCATTGGTCTGCTGAATCTGGGATATGGTGTTAGACTGGGTGGCTGCGGCATCCAAAGCCATCTCAGCCTCATGAACGCGGGTCTGGGAATTAGCGAGCTGGGTAGTAAGGGCTTCACGCTCCATCTGAGCCGTAAGCAATTCATTGGCAGCTGCGGCTTGCTCTTCCGCAGTTCCGATTTGGTTAGCCACATCCACCATTTCCTGAGCCTTGTCAACCTTTTCATTGGCAGCCTTGAGAGCATCATTGATTGCAGCCTGTTCTGTCCTTGCAGCATCCACGGCTGCCTGTGCCGCTTCTTTCCGCATACCCACTTCGTCACGCAATGCCTGAATCTTCTCAGCCATTTCGGAAGATATAGACCCGGTTTCAAGTGCGCTCCGTACATCTTCATCAAATGCCAGAAGTGCGAGTTGACGCTGATACTCCTCCATCTTGGCGATTTCTTCCTCAAAGCCTTGCACAACTGCCTTGCTTCTTTCTTCGGATGCAACCTTTATTGCAAATTCACTCGCCATAGCGGATGCCTTATAGATACCGAAAGTGGCAATGGCTGTTCCCAACACACCACCAACCTTTTCATAGTTCTCTACCATCCATGTAGCACCCTCTATGACCTTGATTATTGCGTCTTCTGACTTCTTTCCGAGGTCATTGAACATAAGGTCGGTCGCATCGCCGAGCATTGACATCTGACCGGTGATGGTGGCAGTGGCGGCTTGTGACATATTGTAGAATTTGCCGCCCTCGGAAGTCGCATTGATGAACGCTTGTTGAACCATTTCTGCCGAAATCTTACCCTGCGACATCTCATCCTTGAGCTGACCGATTGATTTGCCGGTATCCTTTGCCAACTGGTCAAGAGGCTGGAATCCTGCATTGACCATCTGCATCAAGTCCTGACCCATCAGTTTACCTGCGGCCGACATCTGGGAGAAAGCAAGAGTCAAAGATTGGAATCGCTGCGCGTCACCCATAGACACGTCACCGAGGGCTTTCATAAAGGGCAGAATCTTCTGCTGGTCGATGCCAAACCCAAGCATCATCTGGGCGGCTCCGACTGTTCCTTGAAAGTCAAGTGGCGATACTTTCGCATATTCGGTAAGTTCAGCCATCATAGCCTGACCCTTTTCAGCACCACCGAGAAGTGTGTTGATGTTTGTTTCCATCAACTGAAACTGACCGCGAATCTTTGTCACGTTATTCAGGAACATACCAAGACCGGCTACACCGGCTATCTGCGTCAATCCCTGAATGGGGTCGGTTAATTTCTGCTGTAAGTCATTGATGGCTGCGATTGCTCCGTTAGCCCCCTTGCGGATATTCAGTTCAAGGGAAGCCCCGGCTTGTGCCGCATCCAAAGCAAGACCCCTGAATTTTGCCCTTGCAGACTGGAGCTGTGCTTCTACGGCGCGAATGGTTGAAACGGAAGTGCCGGGGCCAAAAGACCTCAGACGGTTCTCAAGCATCGTAATCTCCGAGCGAAGTCTTGCGACTTCCTCGTAATTGGAATATACTTCAAATGATAAAAGCGGCATATCGGCTGGAAATTGTTAAATTCAATCAGCCAATTTACCGCTCAAAGGCGCGAAACACATTATTTTTCGCGCACGCATAAGGAACTATCAGAAAAAAGTCGTAACTTTGTAACCGAAAAGAGAAGAATTATGCAGAAAGGGTGCGTTTTTAACCTTTAACCATACTGCCAAAATGAACGAAGAAGCCAAAATCAACATGGGGAAGATTGCTGCGTTGAAGACTATGCGCAATAAGGTTCTTGAACTTTCCCAGATTTTTGAAGAATTGGGCGAGCCGATTCTTACTGACCTTGCTCTATTGCCTACAATCCATGAAGCCTATAAACGTGTGTATGCCCGTAGGGGATGCCCACAGGACGCAATGCTTGTGCGCAACCGTAAGAAATTTATTATGGTTGTGCTGTATCTGTATTCCCCAAAAGCCCTTGCCGGTGACAGGATGAGGATGGGATTAAGAAAGATTATATCTGAATTGTTCGGTCTGACTACAAGCACACCGATTTCCGACAATAGCGCGAGCCTGATAATCGAATACAACGCTTATGCCGATTTCCGCAGGGATGTGGATTTGATTTTAAAAGAGGTCTTTGAAGCTCTGCCGGATGAATCTTTTGTCTTTGATTAAAGCGGAACACAGTCATCAATCCTTGTGGCATCAGCCGGGTATCCTACCATTACAAGTGCCTCCGCAAGAAAGTCGTTGATTTTCGTTATGGCAGTCCTGCCGGACAGCCCCATCTCCCAGAAACACGCCTGATACTCTTCCATCGTCTGATTCAAGTCAAGATGATACTTTTCAAACAGTGCCTTGATGATGGCACAATCCTCGTATCTTTCCGTTTTCAGTGCATATTGAAAAATGGCGGTCATAATCTGACTGCCATAATTTATTAGTGCCTTTTCAAAGTTTTTCTTCATCAGTTGGAATGACTTTAAGCAATGCTCCGCACTTAGGACAGCGGAACTCATCTGTCGGTCTATTGGCGGTTGCTTCGGAACGTATCTGCTCAAGCTCTTCATCACTCAACAACAGTTTCCACACCGGAATACCGAGGGCATCTGCCACTTTCTGAAAAGTTTCAATTTTCAGCATTGGAGTATTGGCTATCTTATTAAGACCTACGGTAGTCATATCCAATTTCTCTGCAAGTTCCTTCTGCATTACACCGGCTGCCTTGATATGCTCCTTGATTCTGTTCTCCATTTCCTAATTTTGGCTTATACTAAATGATTTTACAAAGTTAGTAATTTAGGAACAAAATTAAATCATTTACTATGTTAAATAATGTTAATTCAAACAAAATAGTTGTGTTTTTGTTTGGATAATTAAACTATTTGGTTTAACTTTGCACTCGTAATCAATAACACAATAATAGTAGAAAGTATGAAACTTGTAACTAAAGCACTTGAGAAACTTTTCGCCAAATATCCTACATATTCGCAGGATGGCAAGATGTATGATGCAGTGGTCATCGCCAAATTCTTTATGCCGTGGAGCAGCTTCACATGGTATGTGACAGAAGCCTGTAAACTTGCCAATGGCGATTATGAGTTCTTTGGCTATGTCGATGGCTTAGAGGGCGAGTTTGGGTATTTCACCCTTTCAGAGCTTCAATCCTTGCGCGGTCGCTATGGCTTGCGTGTTGAACGCGATATGCACTTTGATTGTGGTAAGACCACACTTGCAAAAGTCTTGAATAAAAACAAAGTTGCTTGTTAAATCCCACATGAGGCGAGCCGGTCGCTGAATGATACGGCTCGCCTTTCAAATAAAGACAACAGTTATGAAAAGATATAATCATATACCTGACAACCTGACACCTGAACAGTATGCAAAACTTGATGAAATCGCAGACCGCATAATGGGTCAGGGTGAAGATGCAGGAGCATCAGAAAGCAAAATCAAGTCTGCCATTGTAAAAGCGCAGAAACAATATATCAGAAGAATCTCACAAAAATCATAAGATATGAAATTCAACGATGAGAAATTCAGGCAGTGGGAGAATGAAACCCATATCCCTGACGATATAATGACGATGGTAAACTATATCGCTGAGAAGATAGGTCACGATGGCGAAATAGCGGAAGAAACGATAGCCATTCACAATCGTGTGGGTCTTGTCGTAGGATACGCGAAAGGATTCTCAGTCACACATTGCACGTCTTCTTATGCTGATGGCCCGACACCGGATTTGTCAGGCGCATTTTCAAAATGGCTAAAGGGTCTTGATTTCAAGTTGGAAAACTCCTTTGGCGACAATGGGATGGACAGTGCTACAAATTGGCATGATACATTCTGGACTAACCAATTCATCTACACCCCGTCGGAAACATCTGAGGAGAAATTTATCATCTGGGAGGATGATGATTATGAAGAATAACCATAATAAAAAAGATATGAAGACAAAGACATTGAATCAACTTTGGGCGCAGATTGAGCGCATACGCGGATATTTCAGCAATCCAAACGCACCCGGTCAGGCAGAACGCTTGAACCGGGCTTGCGATATATGCAACCGATACGGCAATAAGGCATGGCAGTACCTTACGACAACACCGGAATATAACAGGGCAGATTTTGACGGAGAGAATACCCCGGTGCCCATGAGCGTCTATGCCGCGAAATGAAGATGCAGCCTACAATACGGAACTTGAAAAATCTTTTTGACATGAAGACCATTGAATACAATAGTTTTGAAGAGGCTTTTGCCGCAGCCCTTGAGTTTATGAAGCAAGGAATCAAATGCAAGGGCATTGGTCTGAAAACCCTTAGAGTCTGGACTGATGGCGGTAAATGACCCATTTACGACCTTGTGTGATAGGTCGTAAGAGATAGACACCGAAATGTTTCATAGTGCCGGATTATGCTTAATTTAGCGTTATGAAACATCGCGGGTTGGAGCAGTTGGTAGCTCGCCAGTTTAACTTGCTGGAGGTCGTCAGTTCGAGTCTGACACCCGCCACTAATCAAATAAACTTTCACTACTAAAAACGATGGAACAGTTAACCCTACACACCAACAAAAAGCACTTTCAGGCTATTCTGAAAGGCGAAGAGACGGTTGAGAAACGCTACGTTTATCCCAACAACGCAAAGAAGTATGTAATTGAAGAAGACAAAACGGATGAGAACGGGGATGACGTTACAATCGTCACATCGGTTCATTACGATGCACTTCAATTCGTCTGCGGTCGCAAAAAGGATGCTCCACGTCTAACCATAGAAGTCAAGTCATCTGAGTTTGTCGTTCTGACTGACGAGAATGGCAATGACCTGACCTTTGAGGAAAACGGCAACGAGTATTATGTTTGTCAGGTGTGGTACACACTGGGTGACATCATCGCCACCGAAAACGTATCCGAATAATTATCCACCCTTTAAAACAATCGCTGAGTTCAGAGAAGAATCAACAACAACTATGGCCCCCGTCGGAACATGAATGGTGCCGGTGCAGGTGGTCGCCTTGTAGCCCGTCGTACTGCGGCGGGAGTGATAGAAGGAAGAAGCCAGCTCGGAAGTCGTGAACAGCGACGTCAAGACCTCCGTATGGCATTCCGCGTCGCAGGTGGTGCAACAGGCTAACGCAACACCTTATGACCAAGTACGAAGAAACTATGCAGATAATCCGGGGTATCCGTCAAAAGACGGATACTGCCGTTTTATTTTATTCAGCCGGTGGAAAGGATGGCATCGCATTGCTTGATATGCTATCCCCTGTATTCAAGAAAGTCATCTGCTATTATATGTGGCTTGTGCCGGGTCTTGACCACGTTAAGCCTTATCTTGCATGGGCGGTTAAGAAATACCCCAATGTGGAGATACGACAGATTCAGCATTATCAGCGCGACTATTACGACCGATATGGATTCTTTCAGTTCGGTGAGGGCAATCCCGACATTAAGCCGCGTAAGGTTGGCGAAGTTGAGGAAATGGTACGTCAGGAAACAGGTATCAAATGGGCTTTCAGTGGCATGAAAGGCGTAGATGGCTATATGAAGCGGATGCGTCTTCTGACATTCAAGAAACGGAACGGAACATACATCACGGAGAAAGGCATGGTCTATCCGTTGGCGATATGGACTAACAAGGAGGTTCTGAAATATATTGAAATGCGGAATCTTATAAAGCCTTTCGTTTACAATCCCAAAGATGTGAGTCAGGGCTTCGGTGTGGATTTGCGCTCCTTGCTTATCCTGCGTCAAAGATTCCCACGGGATTATCAGCGCACGGTGCGCGAGTTCCCATTCTGCGAGAAACTTATCTTTGACTACGAAAACGGCATCCTGCCTCATGGTCAGGAGAAAGAAGTCCTTGAAATCATCAAGCGTATAGAAACCGAATCAGAAGCGGAATAATGAAGACAAAGGAAAACAAGATAAAACAAGCCGAGCAGCGCACGGTCAGAAGAAGCGAAATCCAGTTTGCTTCCTACAATCCGCGTGTCATAAGCGAGGATGCACGGAAGAAGCTCAAGAAGAATATGCAGACTGTCGGGTTGCTTGGCGGTGTCGTTTGGAACATTCGCACCGGCAACCTTGTATCCGGGCATCAGAAAGTCAGCATCATGGATGCAGTCAATCGCTATAACCCAGAAACGGGCGATAACGATTATGAATTTCGTGTAGAGGTCGTTGACTTCGACGAAAAGACGGAAAAGGAGCAGAATCTCTTTATGAACAATAAGGCGGTTCAGGGTACATACGATGACGATATGCTGCGCTCCCTGTTGTCGGAAATAGACTATGTGAACGCTGGATTTGAGGATATGGACTTGCAGATTCTCGGTCTTGGCGATTATGGCGATTTCGACAATATGGATTTCGGCTTTGGCGATGATGACGAAGACGGCACAGAAACGGAAATAACATCTGAATCCGAATCAGAACCGTCAGCACCCGGTCAAACTGAAAATAAGGACTGGTCAAAGGAATCGGTTGTCGGAGAGCGTCAAGACCTTGCCATCCACGATGAAATGACAAAGGAAAGCGGCGAGAATCACAAGTTAGACCGCTCCACTGATTTCTATTCCGATAATGAAGCGAATCAGATAGCCCGGCACAATGAGGTGCAGAAAATCAAAGACCGCATAGCAAGCCAGAATGATGTCGATAAGGATGGCGGTATGCTGTCCTATGTTGTCATCAGCTTCAAGACACCGAGCGAGAAAGTGCGGTTTATGGAAGAATACGGCTTTGACCCGATGGCAAAATACGTCAATGGCGAGGAATTTCAACATAAGTTGGAGTTTGGCGATGATGACGAAGACGAATAATCCTTAACAATACTTACTATGGCAAAAATAGACGAAATCATACCTTTCTTTCTTCACTTTGAAACCGGGGTGAACAAACGCTATCTGAGTCTTCCCCCGGCTCAGATTTTTGAACAGGCAAGGAAGACCGGATTTGCTAACGACCCCGACGATGCAGGAGGCGCGACCATGTGCGGCATCACGATAGGCACATACAAGGCTTATTGTCGGTCAAAAGGCTATCCCGTCCCCACAGTCACAAGACTCCGTAACATTTCCTATGAACAGTGGCGCGATGTCCTCAAGACGCTTTTCTGGGATAAGTGGAAAGCGGACGAAATCAAGAGTCAGCCCCTTGCGAACATTCTTGTCGATTGGGTATGGGCAAGCGGAAGCAGTGGCATCAAGATACCGCAGCGCATCCTCGGTGTGAAGCAGGATGGTGTTGTAGGCCCAAAGACTATGGCGGCATTGAACGCAAGCGACCCCAAAAGGCTTTTCGACGAAATCCACAACGCGAGAATCAAGTTCGTGAATGACATCGTTGCAAGGAAGCCGAGCCAAAAGAAATTCATCAAAGGCTGGACGCGACGTATCAATGACATCACATTCATCGGTCTGAAATACGATTGACCCCTTAGTCATCAATCATAAATCGGTCAGTCGGATTCACACCCCGGCTGACCATAATCCTTAAAAACATCAGTTGAGTTAGACGGAAATCTTACAATGACATTGCATCCCAAATGCGCAGGGTGTTCAGCGCGAGCGATGCAAGAAATTATCGCTTTGGCGACATGAGCATTATCAACGCAGCCAATTCCGCAATTCGCGCAAGAGGACTCAATCCTGACTTGGGATTTGCGGACGAAAACTCCCGTGAACGTAACCGCAAGGTAGGCACTGGCAGATTTGCGGAGGCTCTTCGCACTGCATCCGGGGGGGGGGCAGATGAGAATTTTCAGTTACCATCAGGCCGTTGCTTGACAGTGGCGGCTTGATGAATCTTCAACCTTTAACACATATAGCCGAGTTAGAAGAAAGCAAAGAACCAAATCAGCAGCTGAAATCAGCAATCAGATGTTCCGCATTTATTCCAATCGGAATGTCAGCCAAGCAAGACGCGAGCGAGCCATCAGTGTTGGCAATCGGTACATCAGCAATATTCAAGCGACCCGACAGTATGCTCGCGACCGAGCAAATTCCCCTCGTAACGTACATGGCGAGCCTATCCTGAACCATGAAAATGTAAGCAGAATGGCTAACCGTCAATATGCTCGTTCAACCTATATGGGTCTGAAAAATGCACTTGGGGGGGAAATAGAAAATCTGATTTCATTCAGACGTGCGTGTTAGAGAATCGGTCATCTCGCCGCATAGCGGAAATAGCAGGGTTCGACTCCCGCACACGCAACTTAGTATAAATTCTCATTTTCATCATTACGACAATGCCGAAGAAGCGAATTAGCAACGATGTGACACGCAAGAAAGTATCCATATCCGATATTAACCTTGAGGATACGGAATTGCTTTCTCGCATCGAGCAGTTGGCTTATGATGGTTTCTATGACACCGAAATAGCCGATAAGCTCAATATCAGTCGCTGGCAGTTTGATGAAGCAAAAAGGCGTAGCAAAAAAATTTCAAGCACATTGGAGTCTGCCCGTGCGCGTGCGCGTGAGCAGGGCGCAGATATGCCGTCACCGGCTTTGTTTGCGGAAGTGTGGGCGGAATGTAAGGGGAAGCGGACAGCCCTTATGAAGAAGTTCGGAATCGGCTGGACGAAATTGCAGTCATGGATTGCTCAAGAGCCGATGTTCGCGGACATAATGGCAGAACGTGACCTTGAATTTCTGGAACAGCTTGACATAGCCGGTCGCATCCTTGCGTTAGGTGGGGTCAAAGGTAAGGATGAGTTTAAGGGATGGAATCGTTTCCCATCGGAATGGATGATGCGCTTCTATCTGAATACGACAGGACGGAAGTACGGATATGGCGAGAATCCCATCGTCAAGGAAGAAGACACAGGCATCCCCACAGATATTGAGCAGGGCATCGATATTGAAAGTTGGATAAGAAAAGAAGTGGAACACAAACATAAGAACGACGAGCCGGAATTATGATTATCAACCATGAGATATACTACCCACTCTATACCGACAAGGAACATTTCGTGATTCTTGTCACTGGGGGTCGTGGCTCAGGTAAATCTTTTGGAATCGGTGATTTCATACAACGCCTTTCATTTGAATTGAAGCGCAGGGGCTTTTCCAAATCGGATGCAGATAAGATTGTGCATAAGATTCTTTATACCCGATACACGATGACCAGCGCAAGCATTTCTGTTATCCCTGAGTTTCTTGAAAAGATAGAACTTGACGGCACAACGAGGTATTTCCACACAACCAAGACGGACATCGTGAATAAGATGACCGGCAGCCGTATCATGTTCCGTGGTATCAAGACATCATCCGGTAATCAGACCGCCAAATTGAAATCAATTCACGGAATCACCACATTTGTATGCGATGAGGCAGAAGAATGGACTTCTGACCGCGAATTTGAAACAATCGCCTTTTCCATACGTCAGCCCGGTATTCAGAATCGGATTATCATCATAATGAATCCGACTGACAGCAATCACTTCATCTATCAGAAATACATCAAGGACACCCACAAGATAGTTTACTATGATGGTGTGCCGGTCCAGATTTCCACGCATCCGCAAGTGCTTCACATCCATACGACCTATCTTGACAATATAAAAAACCTTTCGGAAGAGTTCATCAAGCAAGCACAGGAGATGAAGAAGCGCAATCCGGAACGATACGCCCACATCTTCATGGGTCAATGGGCAGATGTCGCTGAGGGTGCGGTCTTCAAGAAATGGGGCATAGTCAATGAGTTTCCGAAAAACTGCAAGAACGTGGCGCGTGGTCTTGACTTCGGTTATTCCAATGATGTGAGCGCGTGTGTGAAGTGCGGTATCCTGAATAATGACCTTTACATCGACGAGCAATTCTATAAGACCGGGATGCTGTCTTCCGAACTGATAAAGGCATTAAACGAAGATGATTCATTCGTATTCGCAGACAGCGCAGACCCGCGACTGATTGATGAAATCGCTTTGGGTGGTGTCATCATCTACCCGGTGGCGAAGCCGGCTGGAAGCATCATCGCCGGCATTGAAAAGATGAAATCCTTTGACAACATCTATGTCACTAAGCGGTCGTTGAACGTACAGGAAGAATTGCGGAACTATGTATGGGATAAAGACAAGGACGGCAATTTCATCAACGTTCCGATAGATGCCTTTAACCATAGCATCGACGCGACAAGATACTACATCCTCGGTCGCATCTTGGGCAAGATAATCAAGCCGAAGAAAGTAAAGAAATCAGATTTAGGAATATATTAACATCACCAGATATGAATAACTATTTACAGCAGATTCTTACATACTTCCGCAATCTCACACTGAACTCATTCGGTGTGAACAGAAGCCTATATCAGCTTTTGCAGGATAAGGACATCAGCCGTGCGCTTGAGATGCTCCAGAACCGCGATGATGAAGTCGATGAAGCCATTAAGGAATATAATCCGCAGACCCACGATGTGATGAAGCGGCCCAACAAGTATAGGAAAGGCGATGACCCTTATATCACGGAGAAACTTCCGCGAACCCGTGCGCGATACATCAACGAGATAGAGCTTTTCTTTCTTCTTGGTAATCCTATACTTTGGAAGAAAGAAGAGGGTGATGATGAAGCGTATAAACTCTTCACCGACTTTCTGGATGAACAGTATTTCAACTCCCGTATCAGAAAGGCTAAACGCCTTGCCGGTGCGGAAACTGAATCCGCACTTATATGCCACATCTACCGTGATGACCGCACTGGCGAGCGCAAGGTGAAGATGAATGTCTTGGCACGTTCCACCGGATACAGACTGCGCCCCTTGTTTGATACAATAGGCAATATGACCGCCTGTGCATACGGATACACTACCAACGAGGGCAGTCGCACCATCCAGCATTGGGATTTTCAGACTGCCGACATCCTCGCTTTCTGTAAGAAAGGCAGAATGGGATGGGAAGTTGAAATCTTTCCAAATCCCACCGGCAAAATCAATATGGTCTATTTTCAGCAGCCTAAAGCATGGGATGGCGCGGAACAGCGCATCAACCGTGAGGAGATGCTTGACAGTAAGACCGGTGATACCAACAACTACTTCTCCGACCCAATCGCAGCAGCAACCGCCGATGTCATTCAGACGATGGTTGACCCCAACAAGCCGGGCAAGCTGATTCAGTTGACTGGCAAAAGTTCCAAGTTTGAATATATCAATCCTCCGCAGGCTTCCGAAACACGCGAATCTGAAAAGAACGACCTACACAAGAGTATCCTCTTTGACACATTCACGCCTGACTTCGATACCGAGGCAATGAAAGGTTTCGGCACACTTTCCGGTGTCGCAATCCGCAATGCTTTCATTCTTGGATTCATCAAACGCGACAACCGCAAGGAGGTGTATGAGGAGCTTATCGGACGCTTCCGCAATATCGTAATCGCCATACTCGCCTATCTCTATCCTGACAAGCGGGCCGCTCTTGAGTCTCTCAAGATAAAATTTGAATTTGCGGAACCATTCGCTGATGACAAACAGGCAAAATGGCAGTCCATCGCAAATCTGTATCAGGCTGGTCTTGTTTCGTTGGAAACTGCCGTCACCATGCTTTCCCTTACCGATGCACCGGAACAGGAGGTGGAGCGTCTATTGGCTGCGGCTGCCCTGAAAGAACAGCAGAAGAAATCCGATTCCGACAATGAAGAAAAGAATCCGTCTGAGCCGGTTGTCAACATTCCGAAAAAGCCTATAAGCGCATAGCCTATTCTTGAGTTTCATATCTGGACGCGCCACGCCTGAGTAATTTGGGTGTGGCGCGTTTTTTGTCTATCATCAGTATATCAGCAAATTAAACAATATGGTTTTATTAACAAATGTTAAAAATAACTATATGGTTTAATTTTATGGTCTAAAAATTTGCATAATTAAATAAAATGTTATAACTTTGCATCGTAATCAATAACACAACCCAATAAGTAAGAAGATATGAAGATAAATGACAAAAGCCAAATCGTAATTGAATCGGCTGACATACTGAAAAAGAATAGCTATCGTTTTGAGATAGATACCAAAGATGTTGTAATGGGCTTCTCAAAGACAATGAAGACTACAACACGCAACATACAAAAAGCCATCAATATGCTTAAAAAAGTATGCAATGACTGCGGTCAGTATATCTCGCCCAGCGTGCGCATCGTAAGCGTAAGAATGTATCAGAATAATGTGCTTGTAAAATCCCTTAACGCTTAATCTATCTCAATATGAAAGCAACTGACAAAGTATATCAGCAGTCAAACGCCATCGTTACTGTCGCACTGAACCGATTTTCAAAAAGCGAATACAATGCTTTTCTTAAAGCTGATGAGTCAATAACATCACGTCAAAGACTGGCACAACGCCTGATTGATTATCTATGTAAGAAGTTCAAAATCGCTTCTGCACAGGTCAAGGTCGTTAACCGTGCGCAGCCACACGCAACCGGTCTTTCTGGCAGACTGCAACGTAAGACTCTTGGCACATTTTATTAAAAAGAGTTAAATAATAGCAAATAGTTTGCTTTTTATTTGGTAAATTAAACTAAATTGTTTAACTTTGTACTCGTAATCAAAACCCAATAAGATATGAAAACGACTAACAACCCATACAAGATTGAGAAAGTCACTGACAGTGGCATGACATACTATCAGGTAGTGCGCAAGAGCGACGAAGCCATTCTTTATGCAAACGGCATGATAGACTGCATAGCAAAATTCATCCTTGATGAAGGTATTGATATGCTTGGCTTTGATTCAGTGCCTGAGTTTGCAAATAATCACGTTTTCTAAATCCTGTTATCATGGCATCAACACATTTCATCATATATCAGAAAATACCCGTTAACGCTGGTATCGTATTAGACGGCTTCAAATGCGCCTACAAAGGCACAAAAGAAGAAATGGCTAAGATTTATCGTACTTACTTTGACAAGGCGAAAAGCCTTATCAAAATGGGTAATGGTATCGTGATGAAAACTTTCTTATGTAACCGTGAACGTGCAGCGTGGCTGCTTATATAGAAATCTCCACTATGACACCAAAAGAAAAAATATACGCCAAAATCATCGACGTAAAGAACGAAGAGCGAGTTATTCTTGGGTTAACACCAACCGACAAACAACGTGACCTTGCAAATGGATTTGCCCGGAATCACACGATAAAGGAGCTTGAGGAGGACTTGGCTCACGCACAGCAGAGCCTCGCTGCCACAAAGAAGAAAGCCGCGATTGAAGCCTACTTCAAGTCACCGGCAGGGGTAGAACTGAAAAGACGGCTTGAAAAGAAGATAGACGATGCAAAGGGAATGTTGCTGAAAGCTCAGACTGACATGGCAATGGACTTGCGCGACTTCACAATGCGCCATCTTGGTCATCGGTGGATAATCAGAAATTTCAATCAGAGCAGCCTGACCTTAGATTTCAACGGCAACGATGGAAAGCCTATTTTCGGTATGGACATCCATGTGTACTATGGCACTGACTTGTGCGACCCGGATGAGTTTTCAATGAACTATTCAAGCGGATGTTTTGATATGAAGACCATAAGTGAACGCCACGATTATCTATCCGGTCTTTGCGCCCTGACTAAACAAGATGTTGTCACTGAATTTAAGAAGATGCTCAAGGCATATTCAAGATTCTGCAACGAATACTATACGGAGATTGACAATCTGAGAAACCAACTTCAAAACCCTCCCATCAATGGATAAGACAGCCCAAAAGAAAGAACCCCTGATGTGCTACTTTCATTTCATGTTCAATGAGTGGAATGAATCTAAAGCAAAGAAAGTCTTCGCCAACGCTTCATGCGGATGGCAATACCTATGGCAGAAATGGTGCAGTTATTGCGACCGATATGGGCTATATGCCGCTATAACGATGTATTACGCCGATGGGCTTGACAAGAACCTACAAAAGATGTTGGCTGATGCCGCAAACGAACACTACAATGGAAAATAACGGATTACCTCAGATAGACTATAATCAGTTTTGCGCTGATACGCGCATCACCATTCTGGATATGATGCCTGAACTGGTGGCATACTCAATCCTATGGCACAATATGGAATATGGGAACGACCCCGTTACTCAAGCCGAAACATCACGCGCCCATGTGCTTGGTCTGCCTTTCGCGCTAAAGATACGCGACCGGCTACGCGCAGAAGGACGATGGCCGGAAGATAAGAATCTTGAATATAGCGGAATCTTGACATCAATCCTGATGGTCAAGGCTGCATCCCTTACGCCTGACAAGCTCCAGAAGTTGCGTGACGTGCTGACCCACGAAGTATTTATGGCTAACATCTTCTGACAATGTTTGACGAAAGACAACCCATCACAACGCTTGCAGGGGTGAAAGCCTTTGCAAGCTATCTTTTCTTCGACCTTGAGACAGCCTTTCATCCTGATGATGACTTTGCGGAATATGTCAGGGGCAATGATAACCGGTCATCCTTTTCTCCTGTAAGGACAGAAAGGCTGAATCAAAGGATGTCGGAATGTCACGATATATGCAGGTCTGCCGGTGTCGATATATGCGAGCAGATGGGCATCGCGGTTGACTACTTTGGGATGATAGCGAATGGGGCGAGTCCTGATGAAGCGAGAAAAACGCTATACATCGTTTTTGACGGCACACAATAGGGTCAGGTGGTCAGTTATACCATTTCAATGAAAGAACGCGAAATTTGGCACGTCTGACGCTTAAACAGGGGCATTGCTGAATATCGCCACGAATGACAAGAAGACTGTTGGATGATGGATGATTGGATTTTCGTCCGGCTGTCAATGCGTGAAGACGAATCGCGGAAAAAACGCAAATCGGACTTTTTTGTATGTTTTTTTCAGATAGAGTGTTTCTTTCATTCTCTCATTCTTTTTATTCTTATTATTATTGTTTGTGGCGGTTTGACCTCCTATTGGATGGCGGTTTGGGGTGCGGTCTGATGGCGGTTTGTTGGTTGTAATTTTGTCAAGACCGCATATAATATCCAAGCAAACAATAAATTGTGTTGGCGTTTTGCTGGTTGTAACAAAAAAATCCACTGGGCACAGTTTTTGGCTCAGTGGATTCTTATGCGTATGCAGATGGGTCTGCAAAGGTTAGGGTTGACGGCTTCCGAGGATGAAAGCGCATTTGTCACCGAACTTCCGCGTCACGATGTATCCTCCCCGCACAAGACGTTCCCATGCCGGCTGCACGTCTTCAACATCGATTCCGAGTGCTTTTGAAATCATGGTGTTGGTGACGCAGAAAGGCGTGTCTATGGATGACTTGATGCCATTCCGCAGAAATGAATATATCGCCACATCATAGGCGGTTAGCGTGACACCCCTTTCCGGCAGTATCTTTCCGCTTGCAAGGTCTTCGCGCATCTCGCCGGCAAGTCTTTCGGTTTCCGCGAATATGTCGGCCATCGTTTCCGGACGTTGGATGCTTTCAAGTTCTTTCCATCTTCGGATAAGGATTGCCCGCTGTCGGTCATCATACTTTGATGTGACGAATAGCGTTTGTTCAAATGTCAGTTCATAACATGGTCTTTGCTTCCCTTGCGAATCTGTGTATGAGGTGAGGGCAAAATTTCCCTCACCTACTTCAATCCAGACTTTCTCCATCTTACGGATGACCTTTAACAAATCGGCATGGCGAATATCAAGAAACTGAGCTATCTCAAGACTGGTTCTTGTTGGTTGCCTGTAAATCGTTGGTACTACTTCCATAATCCTTGATATTAGTCAAATTCAAATTCATCATCATAAAGGTCAATGGTGGCCCCGCTGCTGAACTGGATGACGAACCGGTATCCGTTTCTACCGATGATGGTGCCGCGATGGTATCCGCGCCACGGCTCTTTCAATTCTACTTGCTTTCCGTATTCAGGGAAATTTGTATCTTCTTCGTACATTGCTGATGGGTGTTATGGGCGACCCGGATTGCAGAGCCGCCCGGTTAGACATTGTAATTATGCGGTCACTGATGATTCAATCAGTTCCGTGTCGATATAGGCGTTATCAACGTTGATTTCATTACCCTCATCGTCAAGAGTCCAGACACGCGATGTCAGGATTTCAAGATGTGGCTTGTTGATGCCGCCCACCGATGCGACCATATCATTTCCGATTTCCACGCTTACACAGAAATAGCCGGTCACTACCGGGGTGATTGCAGCCACCACTGCCGCCAGTGCGAGGGATGCTGCCTTTGAATTGAAACTTGTTACTTGCATTTTCATTCGCTTTATTGGTTGATTACATAAAAGTCTTTTCAGATAAACCATCCTCCCCAACTGAGCATATCTTCCGTTTCCTGAATATCCTTTGCCTCCTGCCATGCTTCGCGTATGCGGTATGATGCCTCCTTTTCAATGCGGTATTTATCCGGCTTGCCATAAGGGATTTCTTCATCATCTGCATTATAGTGATAGACGTTACATTCATTGATAGAAACGTCACCATCCTCATCATCAATCCATCCACTGACTTCACATGACAGGGCGTTTCCGTCTTCATCATCATATTCAACAGAAGTAAAGAATCTGCCCGGCTCACATTCATAGACGGCATTGATAATAGCATCTTCAAGGTCTTTCAGGTTGGGTATCATGTCAAGCCATTTTATAGAGGTTGCATTTCTTGAAAGAACGATACTCCTGCTTCTCGGTATCATAGTACACTTGCACTGTGTCTGCCGGTCTGCGACCGCTCCCCTGCGTTTCAGGGAGGCGGTGTGGGTCAAGTGTGCCGAAAGCCTGTCTGAGCGTTCCGTCAACTTTCATAAAGAAGAATTGTACGATGCCGGTGCGCATAGCTTTTGTAACTTTGGCGTTGAGCCATGCCACCTTGAGGGCTTCTGCCATTGTGAAGCCGTTGCGTTTTACGAACATCCATGCCATTCTCATAATGTTGGCGAGGGTTGATTTTCTTTCGTTGCTCATAGCCGTATCTTTTAGAAGTCACACATTACGTTGTATTCTTTGCAGAGCTGCTTGTAAACTCTTTCAGTCACATAGTAGATGTTGCCTATCCACTTGCTACGCTTCACGCCACGTCCTGAAAGTTTGATGCTTGATTTCTGCACCCTGATTTCATAGTGGCTATCAATAGCCGTTACAAGTATGTCTGCCTTTGCCTTTTCATCATCAAGTGTTGTGCGCTTGTATTCGCCACGCTTGATGAAATTGTCGTTAGGTACAAAGTAACCTGTTGCTGTGCCATATTCGTTTGTAGTAGTCATATCTTATCGTTTTAGAAGAGTTTTACAATTACATTACCATTCTCAGCGTTGACAGAACCATCGTTGATTAAACCGCGATTCTTGGCGATTGCGATGTTAAGACCAGCCTCAGAGCAAACATCCATTGAATTTGTGAAAGGGGGCAGTTGAAAAGTAATGATTGCACCTGCCACGCCTCTCTGCCAGTTGTCGATGACGCTTGCGCGAAAAACATTCTCAAGGCGTTCAACCATGTTGGCTGATGCTTTCTTGAAGTCTATCTTATTTGTCTTTCTCATATCGTTGGTCTTTTGTTGTCGTTTAACTTTGATGATGCAAAGTTATAGAATAAAATCTATATATGCAAATAAAATATAGCCTAAACACTATTATTTAACAATTATTAACAATAGGCTAAAATCTATAAATAATAAAAATAATAGCGTTTAGTCTAATTTAATTTTGTAGATTAAATTTTTTTGTTTAATTTTGCACCATTAAAAATATAGATTAAAGGCTATGGATATAAAGCAAAGAATAAAAGAGGCAGGGATGACCGTCAGTGAAGTGGCGGCTCGGATGCCACGACCGGATGGAGGTGTGGGAATTGCACAGGCTTCATTATCTGCTATAATTAATGGCAATCCGACTATAAATAAATTGAAAGACATTGCCGATATTCTTGGTATATCGCTTTCGGAACTTGTTAAGGATGAATCTTCGTTAACTCAAAGGATTCACTGCCCTTATTGTGGAAAATCAATTCGTATAACATTGACAGCAGAAAAAGAAGAGCATCGGCATACACCGATAAGGAAAACTGTTGACTTACGTCTGAATACTGATGATGGTACAAAATATAGATATAAGCATCCCCATTCAAGAGAAGAAAGAATGGCTATTCTGGAACTTCAAACCTTACCGGGTGAGGATGGCATGGTTAGTGTCCTTAATACAAATCCCATTGATTCGGATGGAAACGAAGTATTTGATATAGAATATGACCGTTTGATGCCAATATAATTTTATCACAAAAATATAATAATATGAGAATATTTTCATTATTTATCGCATTTATGTTGACTTTCAACATATTCACGGAAGAAGTCTTAATAGGGGGTTATCACGATAACAATGGCGATGGCGAACATAATGTTATTGCTCGGCTTAAAGAAAATGGAAGTAAGATTGATTGTATCTATATTTTTGTTGCTTCAACAATGGGCAACGGATACTATCGTATAGACAGCAATAAAATTCCGGAATTTGTGACTGCATTGAGTGAAGTAAAAACAAAATTTGAGGAATGGTCAACACAAGCAATAGACAATGGCATAGAAAAATTTACGAAACAAATCAGTGTTAACTTTCCAAAGGTGGTAGTTTATCTATCTGGAAAATCCAATTTCAATTTTTCGCAAAAGCTCAATGCTCTTTTTCAAGTTGACAATGGGATTCCTTGTGTTTGGATATACGCTTCAACATCAACTAATTTTTCCAAATATAATAACAAGAAGGAAGTTTTCTCAATGCTTTTTGAGAATCCATCTGACATAGATGGACTGATTTCTATTCTACGAGATGAAGAAACAATTTTGCAGTTAGCCCATAAAAATCTTCAAATCGAAAGGAAATTCGATGACCTCTTTCAATAGTTTTCAAGAATCCCTATAAACAATTTGCGCATCAGTCATCCGATTGGTGCGCTTTCTTTTTGTGCATACATGAAAGGCGACACGCATCAACGCGCATCGCCATCCGGCAGTAAAAAAAAGAAAAATTGTGTAGAAAGTCTATTTTTCAGAAGTAGTTTCGTCCTTATCATCAGGGGATATGTCGCAGAATCCTTTGCATACTCCACGGAAACCGTTATGATATTCTTTGGCAGTCATCCGCTTCTTGCCGGGCAACTGCAAAATATCGACGGAAAGAAGATTGTCCTGACAGGCTACCATCAGGCTGCCATCCTGCCAGAACCACTCCCCCGGAGCATGGTATCCGCGTGGGATGCCGGTCTTGCTTACCTTATGAATCTTTACATCGGTTGCGGAATCAGAATCAATCATCTTGAGTGAAGTCCATGCAGTCGATACAGACCCCGCTATTGCCGGTGTCTTGGGATAATACTGCCCGCCTATCACTGATGAATGTGCGCGGATGAAATTATGAACCCTATCTGCGGAATCACACCACGGTATATAGGCATCCTTGCGGAATAGCTTGGGAGCATGGCTCGGCTGGATGAAATCACATATAAGGTCGCTCTGCGGTATCCCATTGCAAGAATGGGCAATCCTTTGGATAGCGTCATCCACCATCACAGCCCCATTGGTACGAAGCAGGATGTGAATGTCTTCCGCACTGTCATTATCGCCGATGTAAGTGGCAAGGTTGTTGATGATTTTGCCCTTATCAAGTCCTGAATTGATTAAGAAAGTCGTGACACCGGTTATGCCTTTTCCGTCCTTGATTGCTGATGTGATGGTTGATGCGCCCCGGTACATAGGCAGAAGCGAAGAATGGAGATTGATGACTCCCCATTTTGGGATTTTGAACAAAGACTGCGGTAATATCCGGTATTCCACCACTACCCCGACAGTCGGATTTATATCGCGGATAGCTTGAAGAAAGTCATCCGAGTCAAGATTCCGGGGCTGATAGACCATAATCCCCTGCGATTCCGCGTATGTCTTCACAGGCGACGGGGATACCTTGTTTCCGCGTCCGCATGGTTTGTCCTCCATAGTCACCACCGCTGCCACATCGTATCCCTGCTCAACGAGCTTCTTCAACGTAGGCAGCGCGAAAAGACCGTTTCCTAAAAACACAACCCTTATCCGCTTGCGGTCTGCTGGCTTTTCTTGGTCATATAAAGGATAGGCGGAGATGGAATCTTCATCGACAATGGAATATCCATCAGACTTCAACACCCTGACGAAATATGTACCATCGTCAGCCGGGCATAGGATTCTGCACTGAACGAAGAAATCATTATTAAAAGGCTCACCGGCACAATGACCCACCACGTTCACAAGCTGACCTACGCAATATCTTGGAGCTTTCATATCGGTGAACCGGTCTTAATTTGGATTCGTCCGCCGCAATGCGGACAAATAATCACGCTGGAACACTGCTCAAGATAATCCGTGAACAGCGACGATACCGGCACCTCCAGCACTTTTGCAATGCGCTCAAGCGTGGATATGTTGGGATTGTTCTTTTCATTTACGATGTTGCCAAGTGTCTGGGGTGCGACACCCATCTTTTCCGCGACCTCTTTAATGCTCATCCCCTTTGCCGAGATGATGGTCTTGATTCTGAATTTTGCCATAACAAGTATTTTACTGATTGGTGTTAGATTCTTAATTTTTTTGCAAAAATACTCTTCCATAGGCAGTTAAAACGAATCCAAAGAGTGAAATATTGTTAAATACTGAATAAAATATAGTAAAATACTTGTTTGGTAAATAATATTTGTTTACCTTTGCATCAGTTTAATTATAGACCTAATGTGAAAGTATGAACGAGCCTATTTGTGACATAGAAGAGGACTTCGATGATGACGCATACGACTACAATTATGACCTGTCTGACGGGTTTGATTGTGATGATGACCCGCGTTGCCTGACTGACCGACCCTCGCGATTTGTCAAACGCCATATCCTGCCCGGCTTGCATCCTTTGATAGAGGAGATACGCGCAAAGAACGGCAGTGCAAAGATGGGTGAAGAATTGCGATGCCCTATGTGTGGCAAGCGGTTTATCAAGAAATCATATCAGCAGAAGTTCTGCACAAAGGGCTGCAAGATTACTTACCACAATAAAAGACAAGTATGGTACTAAATAATAAAGAGAAAGAGTCAAACATAGCCCTTAACATTGACCAGATGCGGAAACTTATATCGCTCGGTATGGATTGTGACGATGCAAGCATGGTCTATCATCCCCTCACCCAGCATAGCGATATATTCAATCTGCAAGTCACAAATATAGAATATCGTAAGAAATTACGGAATAATCCCAAGACGATGGCTATCATCGGTGAGGATAATTTTAACCGTATGTATGGGCGTGATGTACCGGCTTATACGGCAGATGACATACTGCGGAAACTACCTCAAGAGATAACCGTCAATGGCATCAAGCATAGAATCTTCTTCACGATAAGGTCAAGGGGCAAAAAGCCGGAATATCAGGCATCCTACAACTTTGCTGATGAAGACGGCAAAATGAAGTCTTCATTAATGGACGTTTGGAAATCTGACTCCTTTCTGACTCTCTTGTATGGCATCTTGGTTTGGTGTATCACCCATAAACATTTACCATTATGACAGTCAGTGAAATCCTTACATTGATAAGCCAGTGTGCTTTCTTCGGATGTATGGGATGTATGACCATATACGCTTTCATCATTCATCGGCAGGTACGCAAGAATATGAAAGCGGACGAAGAAAGGGAACGCGACTATGAAGCCTTGCAGAAGCTGAATGGCGATGAATATTGGAAAGCATACGCGGAATTTAAAAAGAAATATCAAAAATAAACCAAAATGAAAATCAAGAAGCAGAAATCTTTTAAGAACGGCAAGGTATATTGCCTTGAACTTGCCGATGGGATGCTTGTGGAAACCACTGACACCTTTCTGCCTTATTACACAAAGGAAGCAATCGGACGCAAGCAGAATTTTCTTGACAACAACAATCTCGGCAGCCGTGCGGAACGCTGGATGATTGGCGTATCGACAATGAGCGGATGCCCGGTCAGATGTAAGTTCTGCGCGACCGGCAATATGAAGCGGTATCGAAATCTTACGGCTGATGAGATTGTCGGTCAGGTGGAATTTGCCATTGAACAGGCAGGATTTAATCCGGCAGATGCAAAGGAGTTCAAAATCAACTATACCCGGATGGGCGAGCCTTTCTTGAACATTGAAGCGGTAAAGGAGGCTATCAGACGAATCACGGAAAAATATCCGAATACCCATCACTATGTTTCTACCATCGGCATATCCGGCAGTGACTTCTCTTTCATCAAGGGCAATGTGACCCTCCAGATAAGTCTGCATAGCTTTGATGATGAAAAGCGTAATTGGCTGATACCATATCCCAAGAAGATGACAATAGCCGAACTGGGACAAATCCGCACGGAAAGCAATCTCAAGACCACAATCAACCTTACGCTTGTGGATGAATCCGACTTCGATGCTGAAAAGCTGGCGAAATACTTTGATAAGGATTATTTCTTTGTCAAGCTATCGCCCATCAATCCCAATAGCATATCAGAGAAAAACAACCTCGGTAACGGCATTATTGAGGGCGTGAACATTGTATAACACTTAACACAACAGCCACATGGAAGCAATCAAGAAACAACTTGAAGCTATGGGTTACGATTATGCGGTAGCAATCGCAACCAAGTCAGAAATCGAAAACGGAGCAGCCTGCGGACAGCTCGCTATCATCACCGACTGACAATCATCTATCTTCTAACCTGAGCCGGGGAGCGTAATCATCAATCCCCGGCTCCCTAAACAATCACTACAATGGAAAATGAAACTGTCGGCAAAATAGTCGTAATTGGCATAATGCTGTCTATCATCATCGCAATCGTATGGGGTATGTGGAGTTATCGTCACCATCACAACAAACTGCGCGAATACTTCGACAACATCAAGATTGGCGACCGATATTTCTTTACAGTTGAGCCCAGCCATCCCTTTGATTCATCCCAGAATCACTATGCGACAATCATCGACAAGAAGATTGTGGATGGAAAGCATCTTTGGGTTCAGTATCGCTATGACGATGGTTCTGTATCACAGGATGAATTGCATGAGTTCTTGACCGACCATAAGAAAATATCCAAATAAATCCGGCTATGGCAAAGATTACAATCAACATAATTGATGACATAGGTCTGTCTGAAAATGAGATTTTCGACAAGATTGAGGCTTGCGTGGAATATGAGCTTGGGTCTGCAAATTACGAAATTGATGTAGATGTTGACTGATATGGAACGTACTCTTACTCCGCGACAAATCAAGATGATGAAACACGCCATCGGTCTTGATACATCCAATGGCAAGGTTCAGAAAAACAAGGATGTCTATGAGGCATACCGGAACTATTATTCAGCAAGCAAGTCTGTACCGGAATGGCAAAGGCTTGTGGCTGAAAAACTGGCAACTGCTACACCTGATTCTGATGGCGGCATAGTCTATCGCTTGACTGATGAGGGTGCGAATGTCCTTTCAGAAATATTTAAAATCAAGATAACTCTTTGACTATGATATACGAAGAAATTATGTATGGCGTAAGTTGCGACCGCTGCCATGAGATATATGAAAATAGCGATGAATACTCCGTTTCTGCCGATAAGAATAGTATGGTGGAAGATGCCTACGATGATGGATGGCATGGAGAAAACGGAAAACATTATTGTCCCAACTGCTTCACAAGAGATGAAAATGACGAAGATAAGGTTATTGTAAAACCGATGATTCATTATTCACTCTTTAAGTTCTTGGATTTTGTAAACAAACTGACTGGCTGCCATCATCGTTTGTCGCAAGATGATACCCATTTTATTCTACGGAATAACTACTGTTACAAGCGTATGGATAATCCCCGGCTTGCCATCCTGCGCGAGATAATACCTGATTTCACATTGGAATATAAGGTGCCGGAGAAGCAATCGGGAAAGCCCTATGAGCATGAGATAATCCGCATCCCAAAGGACTTCAAACACGCTATCTGATGACCAAAGATATTCAAGACCGCGCATGGGCAAGTTTGCCAAAAGAGGCAAGAGAGGAAATAAGACTGATTTTCCTTATGCCATCCAAATACGACTATCCCCAGAGCATACGCAAGTGCTTACTTGATATTTATGGGGATAACATTACATCTGACAACGAGCCGGAGGAGATGCTGATGGTGGAAAAATCTAAAGTCAAAGAATTATACAAAAAGGCTTTAGACCATGACATTATGACTGTCAGCGAGTCGAAGTTAAACAAATCAAGAGGTATAAGATTTGCATTGAAGAAACTTTTCAATGACAAGTGTTTGCCCGATAAAGAACAATCCTGTGTATCTTCTCCAACCCCTATCCCAAAATATCATATTGGCGATAAGATAGTTTGGCTCGGCAAGGAACGTACCATATCAGCAGTCTATCCCGACAACCCCATAATGTATGAGTTTGAGGGATGTACCGGGATGCTGACCGAAGACCAGATTGATTCTTGCAACAATCCCAATGCGGAACTTGAACACAGACTTGAACAAACATCTGTTCAAGTTGAGCCTAAGTATAAATTCTCTTTGGGGCAGAAAGTGATATTGCATTTTTATGGTGGAGAAACAGGAATAATATCAGAAAGACTGCCTCCGCAAGATGGCATTGTATGGAATTGCTATAAAGTGAAAGGACTGCCACATCATATCTGGCGAGAAAATGAACTTGACCCTTATGACAATCCTATTTTGACGTATCATGTCGGTCAGAGGGTAAGGGTCATCAAAGTCACAAACCTTGCAATACTCCATAAGATAGGTACAATCGAAGAAGTGCCTGTTGACGCACATCACGATATGTATAAGGTAAGATTCGCAAATGGATATGCACATTTGGAAGCATCTAAACTTGAGCCATTTACCGAACCGACACCGAAGTTCAACACCGGAGATAAAGTCAAGATTGTGGATAAAGCCATTGTCACCTTTGGCAATACTGCAACCATACAAGGCTATGCAGGCAAAGAAAGCGAGAATATGTATTGGGTTGATGATAACATAGGATTGTATTCTGAATCCCAAATAGAGTCCTACACCGAAGAAAACAAAGAATAATATGCTAATTCAGATAACAAACCGATGCCAAGAGGGATGCCGACACTGCTTGCAGAACGCGCTCCCGGATGGGCCGCTTATGACGGAAACAACATTCAGGAAAGCCCTTGAGTTCGGACGATTCTTGAGATGCCCTCTTTATATCATTTCAGGTGGCGAGCCTACGGAACATCCGCAGTTCTTTGAGTTCTGCAAGATGTTTGATAGACTGTTGGGTAAAGAAGCCGCTTTTACAGTCACGTCAAATGGGATGTGGTATCCAGAACAAAAGGATATGGTGGAAAAGCTCTCCCGGCTTAAATCCTTTGTCGGTATGCAAGTCTATTCACACCCCAAATGGTATAAGGACTATGATTTCATAATAGCGCATAAGGCAGAGATTGAATCCATAGATAAGGTCAAAATCAGCAACGAAACAATCTATATGCAAGACCTCGGAAGAGCTTGCAATGACGAGGAGGCACAGGCAGAAGTCGCAAAGAATCCCTATTTTATGTCTTGCGTCAATGGTCATCTTCTCTTCAAACAAATGTCATCGTTGCATAGGATGAACGGGATGAAGCCTCAAGGAACATTCTGCAAGCCTATGGTGGATTATAAAGGCGATGTGCATCTTTCTGAATCTTGCCTATGCCCGTCATTCGGCAATGTGAATACTGATTTATTTATGACACTGTTCAATCAGCTCCGGAACGCCAAACCTTGCCTGAAATGTGCCGGTGGCAAACGATTCATCAAGTCAACGCGCCCGGATATTATGATGGCAAAGGAACTTTTCGGACTCTAACAATCTATCATTATGACGAAGAAAGACAAAAGATACCTCCGTATGGCATTTATATGGGCAGAGAACAGTCATGCCATAAGGCTGCAAGTCGGATGCCTTATTGTCAAGGATGGGGTAATCATCTCTGACGGATATAACGGTACGCCAAGTGGATTCCCAAATATCTGTGAATATGCTGTAAAGCCATTTCATCCGGATATGGAAACTGAAAATAAGAATAAGTTACTATTTTTTCAGCGAAATGGTTGGAAACTCAAGACCTATCCTTATGTCCTTCACGCAGAAGCCAACGCAATCACAAAATTAGCGAAATCAAACAACTCTTCTCATGGTGCTACCATCTATGTCACTGATGAACCCTGCCTTGAATGTGCCAAACTGATTATTCAGGCTGGCATAGTGAGGGTAGTCTATTCACGTCCATATCGTCTGCACGATGGAATAGACCTACTGAAAAGAGCTGGCATCACCATAGACCATATTCCAAAAGATGAACTTGAAACAGTTGACCCTTTCGACGACTGAATAAAGACTGAATTATGACAACACTTAACTTTATCAAATATGAAATTTTCAATTAACAGTAAGATTCTATTAAGTCGCTTGGTGGCATCCGGCAAAGCCATCAACAACCGACCGACAATCTCAATCTTGGGATGTTTCCTGTTCTCGCTTGAGGAATCGGAAAGCGACATCAAGACACTCTCAATCACAGCATCAGATGTTGACAACACAGTTATATCCCGCGTAGAAGTATCTGCGGCCGAGGGCAGCGGAAAAGTCTGCATCGACGCAAAGCGAATCACAGAACTTCTCAAGTCCATGCCGGATTGCCCCATCAGTTTCAACATTGATGAAGAGTCCAAGACAGTGATAATCCGTCATCCGAAAGGTAAATATAACCTTTCAGGACTTTCCGCAAACGAGTATCCTTTGAATGACAAAGTTGACCCAAATACCATCGTGGGGGCTTTCTCACTCCCGGCATCACAGGTCATATCGGCATTTGATAAGGTGTCATTCGCTGTCGGAAATGATGAGATTCGTCCCCAGATGAAAGGCATATTATGGGATATAAAGCCTGATGCAATCACATTCGTAGCAACCGATACCCATGTGCTTGCCAAATATCGCAGCACTCAGACTGCTCCGGGCGTGGAAACAAGTTTCATCCTCCCCGGACAAAGCCTGTCCTTGATTCGCGCCTTTATCGGAAAGCAAGCTCAGATTAACGTGACCGTCACAAATAAAATCGTAGTTTTTGAGGGTGCTGATTTCAAAGTCCTTTCCACTCTCCTTAACGGCAACTATCCAAACTACAATCGCGTGATTCCACAGAACCAGCCGATAATCATCACCGTTGACCGCAACGATTTCGCAGATGCCATCAACCGCGTTTCCATCTTTGCCGACAATCAAAATTCCTTGCTTCGGTTCAAAATATCGACTGACCGGATGGATGCAATCGCGCAAGATTTATCCTACAATGTAGGTGGCGAAGAGTGCATTGCCTGTGAATATGTCGGCAACGATGCTGAAATCGGGTTCAATTCATCTTATCTCAAGGGTATAATCAACGTCCTCAAAACCCAGAAGATAGTAATCAAGATACTATCCCATGACAGACCCGGAGTCTTCATTCCGCAAGAAAATGACGAATATGGAGAGCTTACACTACTATGTATGCCAGTAACCATCAACGTAGCATAAAGGACTATGGCAAGAGTAATCAAGTTCCGTGGCAGGTCGATAGCGGATGATTCTTGGGTGTATGGCGATTTAGTCCAGACAGCGGATAATAAGACTGCGATATGGCCGATTGATAGTAAATCCCAAATCGGCATAGTTGAAGTCTATCCTGAATCGGTGGGTCAATACACCAATCTCCTTGACCGCAACAAGCGTGAAATCTTTGAGGGAGATATAGTGCGTCAGACTTGGGAAACTACCATCGTGGATGATTATGACGATGCTTGGGATGCTTCCGGCACACAGACAGGCCCGGTCGTAATCAGAACACAGGGCGTATGTATATCGCCTTGCCTGACGGAGAATCATACCAATGGTGACAAGACCATAACCAAGAACAAACGAATATCCGGCTATCGCTGCGAGGTCATCGGAAACAAGCACGATAATCCAAAGTTTTTTGAAAACATCTGTAATGATTAATTTTTAACCAACAAGACAATGAAGAAGTACATCGGTACAAAGACCGTTCAGGCTACTCCTGCGGTAAGAAAGGGCGACAAAATTTATCTGCCCGGTGATGAAATCCCCAAAAGCCTTGAAACAGTTGAAGATGGCTATAAGGTCATCTACCCTAACGGTTATGAAAGCTGGTGTCCGAAAGATGAATTTGAGAAGACCTATCATCTTGCGGAAACGGCTGTTGAAAGGATGCACCTTGAATACACAGAACTCTCAGAAAAGAATGGAAATCTCTATGCTTTCATTCGGAGCGAAAAATTCAAAGAATGTAATACCGACACAAAGGCTCTCTTGCTGGCGCAGGATGTCGCAATGGCAGACTATATGAATCTGCTCGCCACCAGAACTACGCTTATGGAAACAGGGCAAGGCGGTATGGGTACGTTCTCTTTCGGTGTCGCAATCACACTGCTGGAGAAAGGCTTCGTACTACGGCGTGAGGGATGGAACGGCAAAGGTCTTATGGTCTTCAAGCAAGTGCCTACCGACATCCGCGCAGAAATCATCCCCGGTATGCAGTCAGTTCCAGAAGAGGCTAAGAGGCTTATCATGGAATCTGCAAAGCACATCGACTATACATCACAGTGCCTTATCTACAACCGTCAGACCGGGCGAGCCGATAGTTGGGTCGCAAGCATCAGTGACATTTTCGCAAAGGACTGGGAACTTGTGACTGAATAAGGATATGCCTATCTGCCAAGTGTAGAAAAGGTTTCGGTGGCGTAGATTCGCTTCCTTTTCCTACGCCACCAGTTTTCCAAAAAAAAGATAACACTATATGGATAAGAAAGCATTTATAAAAGCCATTGAGAATATGCCGGACGATGCCGGAATCTTCATTGATGGCAACTTCTTCAATCTTGTGGAAGTAAACGATGTGAATTATGACCAAGACCAAAACATCATTGTAATCGGATAATTATGCCTCTATTCCTCTGCGCCAAATGTGGCTGCATCGACAACACCGCGACTTCAAGTTATTGGAGTCTTGACTTAGGATGTGTTTCTGATGACCTTGAATATCATCCGACATTGGAAGACTACAAGCATAAGGCTCTCTGTTCAGAATGTGGACGTGTTGAATTTGTCCGCAAGCCGGATGGTTCAACATCCCGGATGGTCGTTCCCGGCAAGTGGCACGGCTTATTTCCAAAGAAACAGGCAACCGATGATGAGAAACGCAGGGCTAACAGAAATGGTAGATTCTAATTTATACCGATATGACCCCAAATGAGTATAACCGGCTGAATAAAGCCCACGAATTAAGATGCGATATTGAATTGCTGACGGATGCTATTGCCGTTCTTAGGAAACAACCCATAAGGTTTCATGGGTCACTTGCTGGGTCATCTGCTGATGATGGTGAGCTTGTAAGAAGAGCGGTCGGTCGTTTCGTCAAAGACAAAGACATTGAAAGGATACTTTCGGAGAAGTTGGAAGCCCTTGAAGTTGAATTTGAAAAATTGTAATCTATGTATCGACTAAAAGAAGCCATCGTGATATTCTGGGCGGTTCTGACCCATAAATACTATTGGTTCTTTTCCATCAAAGATGTGAAAGATGGTAAACGTGTTGGACGCGCCCATCAATTTAATTCTGATGAAGTGGAAAGGGATACGCCTATATCAAAGATTTTCTTAGAAAGTATGCAGGAGTTTGTAATTGAACAGTCAAGCAAACGGAAGTACAACAAATATGCGAAGAAAGATGATGAATGAAAACGACCTAAAAAGTGAACTGAATCCCGGTTTGAAGAAACTCGGCATAGGCTTTGTTGCAGACCATACGCCTTATGGCGTAGAAGAAGCCAAATGGAAAGTGATGCAGTCTATCCTTTTGACATTGGTGATGTCTGGTGCCATAAGGGTGAATGTATCTGAATCTGATGGTAAGACCGTGGTATCCGGTTATATGTTTGTAGAAAAGCATCTGCCGGAAGTTCCCCATGACGAGCTTCTACGGATTGACCACGAAGCCATCTCGGAAGCGAGGGAAAAATATCCTTTTCTTGACGTGATATTGAAAGCGGGATTCAAGCCGAAAATCAAAGGACTATGAGAGAAATACTATTCAGAGGCAAATGGAAAGGTACAAATGTCTGGCTATATGGCGAACTGATTTGTGCTTCTGATAAAGAGCGCATCGCTATTGTGACTCAAGATGACCATACAGCCGAAATTGAATATGACACCGCCGGACAGTACACAGGACTCCAAGATAAGAATGGCAACAAGATTTTTGAAGGTGATGTCATCCATTCAAAAAGGCGTAACTACCTTGTGACATTCCGGGATGGTATGTTCTACGCTTCCGTTGAAGAGTGCAATGAACATATCTATGGTGGATTCCCACTTCACGCCTTGACAACAACCGCAGATAATGACCGTCTGTGCGAAATTGTAGGCAATCGTTATGACAACCCCAACTTAATAATAAACGATATTAGAAATGGAAGAAACAGAAAAAACAAGAATCACAGCAAGAGAATGGATTAGCTTCATCGTGTTCACCATCGTTCTATTGGCGATTGGATTTATGAGCGGTGTGTCGGTTGGTCGCAATCATCCCAGTGCATCTGCATTGGATAAAGAGCTTACCGAAATTGACGCGGAAGTGAAGAATCTTAGACGCGCCTACGATGAAAACATAGAAGAATACAAACTCAGCATAGAGGTACGCGATTCCATCATCTATGCACTGAAACGAGAAATCGCAAAAGGTGATACGGCAGAAATCCCGGTTAACGTAAATTTCTATATCGACTAAAAGGATGGTAGCAAATAAAGAACTTTCCGATAAGGATTATGTGAGCCTTGAGGCTGCCAAAGCACTGAAAGGCATAGGCTACAATGTGCCTACGCATACCCATTTCCATATTCGTGATGATAAGGTCTATGTGGGATTGTCATCAAACCCTGAACATTGGGGTGACGAATATGAAAATATGATAGACCGCCCCATTCTACAAAAGGCAAAGGAATATCTTAGGGATGTGCGATGTGTCAGTTTGCGCATAAGTAAATCCCTGCTGACAGGTCAATGGTTCTATGATTACCTTGACTTGGTTGATGGCAGTTATCTTGATAGCGATGACTACTATGATGATTACAATGATGCCGTCAACGCCGGAATCTGCGAGATATGCAATTACATCAAAATGGATAGCTGACATTAAAGAAAGAAACGATGAACACATCAGAAACAAAATCATTCAAAGGCAAAGCCCTGTATAAGCCTACTGGCAAAGCCGGTGAATATTCCGAGTGGGCCTGCAACTTCTTTACGGGTTGCTCAAACGACTGTTCCTATTGCTTCTGCAAGCGTGGGGTATTCAGTCACGTCTGGACGAAAAAACCAAAGCTCAAGAAGTGTTTCAGGGATTTCGACCATGCCTTATCCATCTTTGAAAAAGAGATGATGGCAAACATCTGTGAGCTTCGGAAATCAGGAGTCTTTTTCAGTTTCACCACTGACCCCATGATTCCGGGCAAGACCCTTGAACTGACATTACGCGCTGCTGAATTGGCACTAAAGAACGATGTACCGGTTCAGATTCTTACCAAGTGTGCCGATTGGTGGGATACTGAGGTATGGATGGAAACTGCAAAATCAGTCTTCATCGACTATACCGACAAAATAGCGATAGGCTTCACCCTGACCGGACGGGATGACCTTGAGCCGGGAGCAAGCACGAATGATGAAAGAATCAGCACAATGGCTTTGTGTAATGCTTACGGATTTCATACCTTTGCAAGCATTGAGCCGATTGTAGAACTTTCATCTTCTGAAAAGGTGATGGAAAAGGCATTGCCATATTGCCATCTATTCAAAGTCGGCTTGATGAGCGGTGGCGTGAAGCCTGTCAAGGATGACTTGAAAAAGATGGTTGACAAATGGAATCATATTCTTGACAAACGGGGTCAGAAAGTCTATTGGAAGAAGAGCATAGTTGACTATCTTGGCGATGACTTCACTTTCTGGCTTGATTCTTGCGTAAATGCAGATTATAATATCTTTGAATCACGATGATATGGCTAATTGGAAAAGACTACATAATGCTAATGATGTGGTAGGGCTGAATATCCTACTCCGCGAAAACTATCCGACGGGTCAGAATGTATCCCATTATGTAGGCATCGTGGATAAATGCGCGGATGACCACTACATCATTATGACCTCAAATGGAAAAGTTGAATTTTACCCGGATGACTACACATACCATTACATCCGGATAGACGAGATAATGTTTTAAGGTAAAAAGATTGTTAACTTTGTGTACTTTTGCAGGGCGTGTCGTTGTGAAACGATGCGTCTTTTTTTACTTATTTGCTTAATCTTACGACCTTAACAATATAGTCGCAACTGATGCAATCCAATATTAACGTGTACGGAATATTCGTACTATCTTAGCGTAGTTTAATCACGAAATCCCAAAATTACAACAATGAAAGCTAAAATCTTTGCAAAAATAAAACAGGAGTATTCCTCTCTTGGGTTAGGCGATGAATATCTGATGTCAAAAGCCGAGTCCCTTGCAGCCACCGGTCTTGTGACTGACGATAACATCGATGCTGTTGTGGCTTGTCAGCGTAAAGAGTTGGAGGGTCTTCAGAAAGCCAACGATAAGCGTGTCACAGACGCGCTTGAAAAAGAGCGTAAAAAGCATGAAGAAGAAACTCGCAAAAAGGAGCAGGAAGCAGAAGAAGCCCGCAAAAAGGCTGAGGAGGAAGCCAAGAAGAAAGGCGAACCCAAACCCCAGCCGGACAATGACATGGCATCCGTCTTGAAGAGAATGGAGGAGATGGAAGAAGCCAACAAGCAGCGCGAGGCTCAGTACACTGCCACCATCAAGACTCTTACCGACAAGAATACGGAACTTGGAAAGACGGTCAAAGAACTGTCCGACAAGAATGCCGAAGCGGAAGCTGCCGCAGCCAAAGCAGCACGCACTGCGATGATACAGGCAAAAGCCAAAGAGTTGGGCGTTCCCCAGTGGCGTATCGACGAGGGCTTCACTCTTGCGGAAGACGCATCCGATGAAGTCATCACCGAAACTCTTACAAAGGTTGCGAACAACATCAATACCAATCTCCTGCCCGGGACTAAGAACATCTTCCCCCTGAGTGGCAACGACCCCACGAAAGAGGAACTTGCTTCTATGGCTGCAAGCATTGTAAAGTAACAACCCTTAACCCCAACTGTGATTATGAAGAATGACATTACACCCAAAAGAACAAAGGTGGTCTTCGGAAAAGATTCAGTCGTAATCCGTAAGTATTTCAGCGGTATCCCCGGTGGTCGTACTTTGGATTGCTCAGACTATCCCGAAGACAACATCTATGCCGGTCACGTCATCATCAAGAAAGCCGATGGAAACTACGCGCCCATGCCTATCAAGGCGGCAACCGAGGCTGTCGGTGAGACTCCCGCTTCCCCCGCCGGCTATGACACACTTCCCACGGGCGCAAAGTATGTTGGTGTGCTTTATCGCTCCATCAGCAAAGACAAGCCCGCCGCGAGCATCATGACTCATGGCATCGTGAATCCCACCCTGACACCCTATCCTATGGATAGCATCATGGACGCTTTCACGGCCGCAGTTAAAAACATTTCTTTTGAACAGGACGAGGAGGCCTAAATCAGAGTTACACAGTCAATTTTTTACGATTACACCAAGCGTTTCTTTCCCGGCCTTGTGCTGGCTATCGTGGAACGCATGAACGAGAAAAACGCGAACAGTGCGAATCGCGAGTTTACTTATCTTTATAAGCAGAAACTTCGCACACAGTTCTCGCTTGATGGTCGTTGGGCATCCATCCTTGCCCAGTACACCCGTGTGGCTGCCGATGTAGTGGCACTTGACTCGGAGCTTCCGCTCAAGAGCCGTGACACCATCGAAACCATCTCCGGCGACATTCCCAAGCTCGGTCTGAAACTTTATCTGACTGAAAAGCAGATGAAGGACGTGGACGCGATGATTGTTCAGAACGTTCCGCTCCAGACTATCATCGACAAGATATTCAACGACGTGGCTCGTTGTATAGAGGCTGTATGGGAGCGTATTGAAGACATCTTCCTTTCGGAGCTTTCTTCCGGCGTAGGTGTTTCCGAGCGCAGCAACGGCACCGGTGTCCGCATCGACATGAACTTCTACGAAGAGAATCAGTTCCTTGTTTCCGACCTTTGGAACACGGCAGCATCCACTCCCCTTGACGATGTTCAGAAAGTCTTCGACAAGGCAGAGGAGGATGGCAACACCATCACTGAAATCTATCTTGATGAGACAGCCCTCCAGCTTCTTTATCGTAACAATCAGGTTCGCAATCAGTATGCCTTTGACAAGGGCATCGCACTGACCGCCGGCACAACCGTTCCTGTCCTTGACTTTGAGACGGTTTCAGGGGTCTTTATGAAGAAGTGGGGCGTTAAGCTCACTCGCGTGAACCGCACCATCAAGACAGAAATCAACGGCGATAAGAAGTCGCATAAGCCGTGGAAGAAAGGTGGAATGACCTTTGTCTGCGATGAGGAACTTGGCGACCTCGTATGGACTACGCTGGCAGAGGAAAACCGCCCCGTCAACGGTGTGGTTTATCAGAAAGCCGATGAGTTCATCCTTGCCAAGAAGTATTCCACAACCGACCCGCTCCGCGAGTTCACCGCTGCCGAAGCGATGGTTGTGCCTGTGTTGAACAATGTTGACCGTATCTATACGCTCGACACCCAGATAGTTCAGGAATGAAAGCAATCGTCCTCGTACCTTTCCGCGCAAAGCATGACCACAAGGTTATCTACGCGCCCGGAGAAGTAAAGGAATTTGACAATGACCGTGCAGTGGCTTTGGCCGCTCGCGGTCTTGTCAAACCCCTTGAAGAAGCTCCCGTAGACAACGGCAATGATTCAGCAACCCCGACTCCAGCAAAGAATGGTGGTGTAAAGGCATCCGGCAAAGGCAAGGGTAAAGGCAAGTCTTCCAAAAAGGAAAAGGAAAATCCCATAGAAGCGGAGGCACCCACATCCGAAAGCGAAGATGCCAATCCCAGCCCTGACGATGCTCAGGCAGGCGATGAAAACGCTGAATCTGAAACCGAATCAGAAACTGAAAACGATTCCAACGACAACGAATAACCCCTATGACCATTCGCGCTTACATATCCGATAAGTTGAAAGCCTACGGAATATCTGAGGCTCAACTTATCGATTTGTCTATTACGACCGGTCTTGACCTTGACGCTGATGTCATGGCGATAGAACCGTCAGTTGTAGGCGTGGCACTGACAAAGACCCTTGAGGAGTGCATCCTTGCTCCCCGGCTGTCTAACGTAAGCGAAAGTGGCTTTTCAATGTCATGGAATTATGAATCCGTAGGCAAGTATTATCTATGGCTTTGTCGCAAATGGGGCATCACCCCCAATGAAGACATCTTGGATTTACTTGGCATATCTTCCATTATAGACCGCACTGATAACTGGTAACTATGAACTATGCCCCACATACATTGCAGAAGCGCGTCATTGCCGGAGAGGTCAATGATGAGTACGGAAGACCCATTACAGGCGAATCAGCCGAAGAATGGTCTGAGGTATGCAAGTGCAGATGTGATGACAATGGAGATAAAGAAGTCAAGCTATCCGATGGCACAGTAGTCGTTCCGTCATATCATATTGTCCTTGATGGCAACACCCCGGACATAATGACAGGCGATTATATACGGTGCTTGAGGGAAGACGGAAGTATCCGGGGCGAGGGTCATATCATCAAGACCAAGACACTAAACTATCTGCCGTATGCCGAAATCTATGTGTAAGTTCGACTTTAAGGATGTCCGTCCGGCTTTCTCAAAATTCAACCGACAGGTTCGCAAGAAAGTAGAGGAAATCGGTCAGGAAGCGGTTGAATACGCTATTGAAAATGGCGATTACCATGATGTCACCGGCAAGACCCGCGCAAGCAATCATTACGAAGTTGATGACAACAATAATCTGATTCTTTATAATGACAGTGGTTATGCCGATGAGCTTGAGGCAAACGGAAAAGATGTGATAGGCGGTGCGGCCCTGTTCGCGGAAGAAAAACTTAGAAAAGCATTTAAGAAAAAATGATTACCACTACTGACGCAGCGAATATCCTTTATAAAGACAGCGCAATCTTTGGACTGCCCGTCTTTCAGGATGGTAATGTTCCCACCGGCATTGTCGATGAGAAAGGACGTGTGGTGATACATCCAAAAGAGCAATCCCCCGATTCCATCTGGAAAAAGGGCTTTCTTGAGGTCAATCTTTTTGTCGCTGATACCAAGCAAGGCAATGCAGACCTTATCCGTCTGAATGAACTTGAAAGGATGGCGATAAAGTCATTTCATGGCACTGGTGAGTTTGACGGAACGGCATACAAGTATGTGGTGCAGTCAACAAGACCACTTGAGAACAAAGACCTAAAGGCTCACTACATAAATGTCAAAGTGCTTTTCAAGGCAATGAACACAATGGAATAATTAACCCTTAAACACCTTATAACGAGTTAACGAAAACGCCCCCAAAATCTCAGCAATCGGCATCAAGCGTCTGTTCTATACAGACCCCAGCAACATCACTGCCGACCTTACCGGCGCACTTCTGGCAGCTCTGCTCAAGGCAACGGCAACTAAGGAGGTCAAGAATGTTCATCAGGACACATGGACTCTTGAGGAAACCGAAGCCCAACAGGACGGCTACCGCAATCAGCTCACCGGTTCAATCTACCGTATGGGAACAAAAACGATGGGCGAAGTCACCTTCAACTGGACTATCGGTAAGTATGACTACTTTACCAAGGCCGAGTTCCTCGGTGGCGTAGCAACCGCAACATCGTGGAAGCGTCCTCGCGGTATCGTCGAAATCCAGAAGGCACTTATCGCCTTGACGGAAGACAATCAGTATGTGGTGCTTCCGTATGCAAACGTAAGGAGCCGCGAGGCAAACACCGATGGTGCTATCGGTCTTGCCGTAATCGGCACCATGATGGAACCGGACAATGAGGCTATCATGCCTGAATACTGGTTCGATATGTCGGAAGTTACAGAAGCCGGCTCCTGATGTTTCATCCGATTAGTATGTGAAAGTGATTTGGGGTACGCCTATGACGTACCCCATTATTATTAAACTTACCAAAATGGAAGAATCTAACAAGAAAGATGGTGCTATGATGATAGCAAGTGCCATCATTGGTCTGGATTACAAGACGGTCATCGTAAATGATAAATCCTACATCATAGAACCGCCTACGATAGCCAAGATTGCAGGTGCATCCTATTGGCTATGTGACTATGGCGAGGGTACAACATTGCGTGACATCTTAAAATGTCTTTCCAAAGCGGAAAACCTTGCCAAAGCATTGTCTTGGCTTATTCAGGAAAACGATGAATTAAGCGAAGAGCTTGCGAAAGGAAGCCTTACGGAAATAGTGGATGGTATCGAAGCCGGATTTTCTATGATAGAAGCCACAAATTTTATGAGGCTATCAGCTTTACAGAAGAGCGCAAGACTGCTGGTAGCAAAACCGAAATGATTGGCAATGAGTGTATGCTCGGTCAAATCGCATCTTTTATGGAAGCTCTCGGCCTTACTTATGATGAGGTAGTCCATAAAATACCATTCCGAAATCTGCTTGTGATGCAAAGGGATAAGATTCATCCACTGACAGGCGTGAAAGTCAACAAGACAACAGGCAAGGAAATGGCAGAACGCCGTAGAAGAAACAAAAGAAATTCAAAGGAGTGACCTTTCAAAAGCGAGAATGTCATCCCTTGACATAAATGTGGATAGGTATCTGTAATCCACTTGGAAATTAGCCGGCAACAAGTCGGCTAATGTCTTTTTATAGTAATCCCGCCATTCGGACGGATTCATACAAAGCGAAAGGTTTGCCATCAGCTCCGATATTAATGCGACGTCCTTTCCGCTTGGAAACCTTAGCATCCTTTCAAGGGTCGCTTTCATCAGTTGTGTGGCGTTGTTGGAGCGATTGGATAAGGTATTTACAATATCCTGCAACTCGTTCAGATTGGATGCCGTAAAGATTCCGCGCCTGCATTTCACCATCGCCCCAAATTCATTTTCAAATGGAGAATCCGGGGTGAAAGATGATACGAAAAGGTCGCCAAACTCCACTTCAAGGGCATCGGCAATCTTACATAGCGCATTTAACGACAATGCACTTCCATTAAGAATATTTGAAACGTATTGTGGGCTTACCTGTATCTTATCTGCAAGAGCCCTGTTGGTCATCCCCTTTAAGGCAAGTATCTCGCGGATACGAAGTTTGATGCTGTTTCTGTCCATAACCTTTCTTTTTCACTGCAAAGTTAGCAAATCCTACCGACATAAACTAAATAGGTTTATTAAATAATGTTAAATACTTATTTTAATCAGTATTTTATTTTGTCAATACACAATTATTGTTTACCTTTGCAGTGTCAATACTTATTAACGAGTATTGGCAGAATGAAAAAAGTATAATTATGGATAACGATAAGAAACTTTCTGGCGAAAGATGCTTCACGCCTGACGAAATACATAAGGCGATGAAGAGTCTTGGTTTTGACAATGAGCAAATCGCCAATGTAATCAAACGACTCAAGCAATGACCCCACTTCAAGAAATCACCTATAATATTGTCAAGGAATTGCAGGATAAACGTGCTGCCGAGCATCGTGAGCCGGTCAACGTATCCATGCTTGACATTCAACGGGCGATGAATGAACTTGTGAAGACAGCATTGAACGGCATGGTCGAAGACGGCACAATGTCTTGGTTCAGTAGCCTGAATGGAATACCTCTATTCAAAATCCAAAAACCGATAAAGTAATGGGCTTCACTTCAATCTGCGCTATACATGACAGTAACCCCCGGATATGGCGTAAGCTGATACATTTTGGCTTGCATCCAAATGCGTGTTCGCCTAAGATGGCATCCCGGAATAAAGATAACAAGTTCTGCGTGGTTGTTGAGCGAGGGTCTTTCTACTGTGTCAAGGAAAAGAATCTGTCAGACTACATCTTTGATTGCAAGGATAACGAGGAGTTATTCTTCGCGCTTGCAGCCTTACGCGATGATAGCGACATCCATCAGTGGTTCATCTATGATAACCGACATTGGAACGATGAAGACCCACAAAGGTTCTGGTTTATCTGCAAGCGTGAAAGCATCGAGGATGATATGTGCTATGATGCCATGTATGCCGACTGTGAGAAAGCAACGGAAGCCGAATTAAAGGTGCATTTCAATGATGGGGATGATGACCCTGTTATCAAAAATCTACAATGATATGAAGACGATTGAATTTAATCCCGGTGCAAGCGTTGAATCTTGTTTTGTAAGGATAAGAAAGGAATCACAAAGATGTGGTGATGTCGTATGCGGTGACTTCAACGGTACGATGATGCGCTCCGATGAACCGCTACGGCTCTTCTATGATAAGTATTATCATAATAGCAAGGATGATTCTAAGGAAGAGCCTACCGACTTAATAAGGCGATTCGCTAATCAGTACGCTCAGAACATCCAACAGGATGACCACAACCGCATAAATAGCGAGGATGACTTCATTGCCGGAATGGGATTCTGGGCAGAGATTCATCGTGATAAGGACGGCTTCGTTACTGAGGAATGTCTTGATGAGATGTTTGCCAATATGCCTTTTCTTATCTATGATGCAGAAGATAATGATATTGAAGCCGTCTGTCAGGATGATTGGCGTGGTGATATAGACAAGCACTCCTATTACACACACTGGAAACCGATAATATTGCCCCAATTACCATCAGTTCATAAGAAACTTTAACCCCAAATAAATAAACCAAATGAAAGAAGAAGATTTGAAAGAATTGAAACCGGCACCCGCCGGCTTCGCCCTGCCACCAATCCCCAAAGGTAAAAAGGCAGTATGGGTTGGCGATACCCTGAAACTCGTTGATGACCCGGAAGAAGTAATCGACAACCGACCCATTACCGAAAGGGTAAAGACTTTTGAGGATGCTTGTAACATCCTTGGTGAGAATCATCCCTGCGTCATAGCCTACAATGCTTTTGAGCATGATGTTATGGCAGCCGTTGACGCAAAGGAAATCGCGGATGTTGCCGCCTATCTGAAACTTCGTATCATCGCTGCGGCCCTGAATGAGGGATGGAAGCCGGAATTTACCGAAAACGAATATCGTTGGTATCCGTGGTTCTATCTCTACACACAGGAAGAAATCGACGAAATGACCGAAGAAAGGAAGAAAGAAATCAGCCTGCTGCTCTGGGGCGGTGATGCGAATAACGGTTCGTATTGCGGTCTCGGTTGCGTTAACTCGAACTACGCTTTTGCGTATTCGAATGCGAATTGCGGCTCTCGCCTTGCCGTCAAATCGGAAGAATTGGCAAAATACTTCGGTCGCCAGTTCATTGAGATATGGGCTGACTATTGCTTCAAACCCAAAGACATTGACAACAATGCTGAATAGACTTATCACAATGCAAAGGATAGCAAAGGCAATCTTCTTGGTTGCCTTGCTATTCATCGTAGCCATGATTGGATTGGCTATCTCCTGCAAACCGGCTACACACGCAGAATGGCAGGAACTTCACGATAAGGAATGTGCCTCCCACATAACAAAGTTCAATTATGAGGGTCATACCTATCTGCTATATGATGACGGTGATATAGGCGTAGGAATGGCCCATGACGCGAATTGTGATTGCTTCTATATCCCTAATTCAGATTATGATTAAATCATCAGCTTATGAAAGCATCATCAGTTCTGAAAGTCTTGGCGGTCATCGC